AGTGCGTGGCTTGCCCCAACAGGGTTACAGAATCACATATTATCATGAGCAACCGAACGCTGGTGCAAGAAGAAATTAAATATCTTACGAAAAATGGAGGTATTGGGATCGAATGAAAATCACACTTGATATTCCCGACGGTATGGTCTGCGGTTTCCTGAACGGCGTGGTGGAAACACGCAGCGGGCTGACGATGGTGACCTATTCGCTGGGTAGCAACGATCTACACGATGAGGCAGAAATTAAACTGCCACTGGAGGAACGGGAGCAATGAGCAATGAACTCACATACATGGACTGCTGGCATTTTGTTGCCCCGCTGATTCCTGTGAACACCGACTACACATTGGAGGTACATGAATAATGGCAGAACAGGATTTCAAATTTGATGATGCGTTGCTCATGAAGATTGCACGCGAGATGCTTGCAAAAAAATTGACCGAAACAGTGAAAGAAGTCGCCAAGTCCGGGGAATGGGAGATAACCGCCATCGAGCAGGAAGAATCTGACCCGGAAAAGATTCTCCGGAGGATGTTTGCAAAATACGCCTACGGCAACGTCCCGGAGTGGTTCGCCTCTGCGGTATCTGCGACGTCCTATGTGCTGTCTGTGGACAAGGGAAAGGGGATTGAGTGTATTTCCGTCTTGCACACGGCAACGGAACGGGCACCGGCTGAAATTCGGATGACGGCGCAGACAAAGTTGCTTATGATATGCCAAGAAACCGGGATGCTCGGCGGGATTGGGAGCCTGCCTGTTCTCTAGGGGCAATATGGAATACAAGGATAGCAGGAAGTATTGCGCCGGGTGCTGGTATTTTTTTGGGTACTACGAAGGCAGCCGGTGCTGCAATTACATATTCGTCCATGGGGAAAAGCGGCCTTGCCCGCCTGGGAAGGATTGTACCGAAAGGAGGGAGAAAACGGAGAACAGGAGACGGAATTTAATATTATAGCTTTATCCCTGTATAGTATATATTAAATATATAATCTTAATATCTTGTGTGTATTGTGTATATCTATACAGGGATTTAATAAGATACACAAGGAGGAACGGAATGAACTGGAAGTATGAGGCCATTGAAAAGCTCAAAGAATACAGCGCGAAGAAACAGTCCCTGAAAAGCATTCCCGAAGAAATGGCGCGGCTGGAATCCGCTATGCAGAGCATCCGAAGTGCCACGACTGACGGTACGCCGGTAAGCGGCGGTGGCTCCGGCCGGGAGGACATGATGCTGTCGAATATCGTTCACCGCGAGGAATTGGCGCGGTCGCTGGAACAGGCGAGAAAATGGGTGTCGCTTGTGGATTCCGGGCTTGAAGTCCTTACAGACGATGAGCGGAAGGTGCTGGATAGATTCTACATAAAGCCCGCGAGGGGAAATGTGGACAGGCTGTGCGAAGAATTTGGGATTGAAAAATCTCAGGTTTATGCGCGAAAGGATTCGGCGCTTCACCATTTTACAATTTGCCTGTACGGATGCGCAGAAATTTGAAAAACCGGAAAAAAACCGGAAGATTTTTCAGTTTGAATGTGCTATACTGGTAAAAAAGAAAAAGCGCAAGAGGCTTGGGATTGTTCCTGAGCCTCTTTTTGCATGGCGCGGTAGATAACGAGTTGGGCGCTCTCTCCCCAACAGAAGGTCGTTTGAATCGGCCTCGCGCCATATATATCGCCGATGGCCTCCCACCGGCGACGAAACCCGGAAACGGGCAAAGCGGTTCCCCGGCACCGTAAGCCGGAGGGATGCGGGGAAGTAGCAAGGCCGGAGAGCAGCCTTGTGATAAGAGGAAAGAATGCCGGTTCAACTCCGGCCTTTCCCGCTATTTTTACTATTTTGCATGAGAGGTGGTGCTATGGCTGCAAGGATTACAGATCGGAAGAAAAAAAGAATAATCGCCGACTGGATAGAAATGCAGTCGTACAGCGCCGTTGCAAAAAAGCATGGCGTAACTCACCAGACTGTGAAAAGGATTGTCAGCGCTTCACCGGATATCGCCCAAAAAGTGCAGGAAAAAAAAGAAGAGAATACCGCCGACATGATGGCGTACATGGAATCGCAAAAAAAGGCGATGCAAGAAGCAATCACCTTGCATCTGAAAGCGCTCACAGACCCCGAAAAGATTTCAGCCGCAACATTAAGCCAGATTGCAACATCTTTCGGGATTATTGTCGATAAGGCCACAAGAAACACGGCAAGCGGCAATGATAGTCTCAATAAGTTGGATGGGCTAATTAAGGAGTTTAGAGATGCTATTAAGCCCGAAACAGATTGAATTTGCAAGGTATGGGAATCACCGATGGAATTTCAAGGGCGGCGCGACCAGAAGCGGGAAAACATATCTTGATTTCAAATGGATTATTCCCATGCGGATTCGAGAACGAGCCGGGAAAGATGGGCTTTCCGTTATTTTGGGCGTTACAAAATCCACAATAGAGCGAAATGTGCTAGAGCCTATGCGGAATCTGTACGGTGATAAACTTGTTGGGGCGATTTCCAGCGATAATACAGCATGGATTTTTGGCGAGAAGTGTTATTGCCTTGGCGCGGAAAAAGTGTCTCAGGTATCGAAGATTCGCGGCGCGTCTATCAAGTATTGCTACGGCGACGAGGTCGCGGACTGGTCGGAGGAAGTTTTTGCCCTCCTGAAAAGCCGGCTTGATAAGGAGTATTCCTGCTTCGATGGCACATACAATCCACAGTATCCCAACCACTGGCTAAAGAGATTCCTTGATAGTGATGCCGATATTTTCAGCCAAGAATACACAATAGACGATAACCCATTTTTACCCCCGGCATTTGTTGAAAATCTGAAAAAAGAATATGCTGGAACGGTGTTCTATGATAGGTACATTCTGGGGAAATGGACGCTGGCAGAGGGGCTTGTATATGATTTTTCCGAAGTGAATATCACGGATGAAGTGCCGGAATTCGCGGATTATTACATAAGCATCGACTACGGCACCCTGAATCCATTTTCATGCGGATTGTGGGCTGTGAATGGTAATAAGGCGGAAAGAATCAAAGAGTATTACTACGATGGAAGAGCCAACTACAAGCAGCTCACAGACGAGGAATATTGCGACGCTGTGGAGAGCCTGACGGACGGCTACGAAATCAAGAGGGCGGTTATTGACCCTTCGGCGGCTTCTTTCATTACCGCCCTGAAACGCCGTAAATTCCGCGTCCAGCAGGCGGACAACGCCGTTCTTGATGGCATTCGGCGAACGGCGGTATATCTAAAAAATGGGAATATAAAAATTCATCGGTGCTGCACTGACGCTATAAGGGAGTTCGGACTGTACCGATGGGACGATAAGAAAACGGAGGACGCGGTAGTGAAAGATAACGATCACGCTATGGATGATATCAGGTACTTTTGCAACACCATCATGAAATACAAGGTGGAGAAGAAAAACAAGATTTCACCCGCCGCTGCGTCGCTGTTGTGATTTTGCGAGATTTCTGCTATTGGAGAAAATTCATGAAAATTTATCAAGATTTGGAAGAAGCCATTGCAAAGGGAACTACCGGAAAATTCATACGTGATGCAGTGCGGGAGCACCAGAGCAGCAAGGCGTACAAAGACGCCGCTGACGGTATGGCGTACTATAATAAGCACAATATCACCATTGAGAAATTCCAGAAGTTCCTTTTCACCTTATCCGGGAACAAAACTCCTGATATTTGGAGCAGCGACTACCGGCTTAAAACGCTAGCGTTTCGGCGGCTGGTGACGCAGGAAGTGGGCTATATTTGCGCTAATGGCGTAAGCATGGACGAAAAGGAAAAGCTTGGCGCGGACTTTGACAATAAGCTGCAAACGGCGGCAAAATTGGCGCTGGCGCAGGGCGTTTCCTACGGCTATTGGAATCTCGATCATCTGGAAGTGTTTTCATTCGCCGATACTCCCGGAAATCCGGGATTTGTTCCGCTGCTGGACGAAAAAACATCGGAGCTTATGGCCGGTATTCGGTATTGGTTCCGTGAGACTGGCCGAAAAACTGTTTTCCGGGCTACGCTTTACGAGTTGGACGGCGTGAGCGAATGGAGCGCCGAGGGAAGCGACGACGCGCAGCCCATGGCCGAGAAACGCGCGTATATCCACAAGGAGCTGAGGAACGATCTGGGCGTTGTGGATGTGTGCGACGAGAACTACACCCGCCTGCCTATTGCGGTACTGTATGGCAACGATACCCACGAAAGCGAACTCGTTGGGTTGCGTGGCTCCATAGACTGCTATGATTTCATCAAATCCGGGTTTGCCAACCAAATTGACGATACGAGCGGAATTTACTGGATTCTGCACAATACCGGCGCTATGGACGATACGGATTTGGCACAGTTCATCCAGAGAATGAAGAGCGTAAAGGCGAATGTGGTAGATAGTTCCGCTGAAACGGCGGCAGAAGCTCACACCCTTGACGTTCCCGTAGAAGCCCGAAAAACCATGCTGGATATTTTACGCCGCGACCTGTACGAAGATGCCCAGATGCTTGATGTGACGGCTCTGGCGGGCGCTGAGAAAACGGCTACAGAGATTTCGGCGGCGTACCAGCCGCAGGACAATAAATGCGCCGATTTCGAGTATTTCTTGATAGATTTCATTCGGCAGATTTGCGCAGTGGCGGGGATTGCCAACCCGGAACCGGCTTTTAGCTGGAATAAAGTTATCAATCAAGCAGAGGAAACCAATATGGTGCTTGCGGCAGCTGCGTTCCTTGATGATGAAACGGTTCTGAAACACCTTCCGTTTCTTTTGCCGGAGGAAGTGCCGGAAATCCTGAAACGGAAAGCGGACGCTGACATAAATACGGTTTACGGCGGTGATGAGGATGGCCAGACCGAATGAAGCCGATAGAGGAACCGACAGGGCGCTTGCTGACTTGGAGCGCCGCATTAACTCCGTATATTCTAAAGCGGCTAAAGAGCTGCAAGAGGAAATAGATGCTTTTTTCAAGCACTTTGCCGATCAGGATAAGAAGATGCAGGACTTGATAGGCCAGAAGCGCAACGGTAAGGAATGGACTGAAAAGGACTACCAGCAATGGCGGCTGAACCAGATGGGGCGCGGGGCACGGTTGGAAGCGCTTCGGGACAAGCTGGCCGAACGTGCGACGGAAGCAAAAGAGGTGGCGCTTGCCTATGTGAACGACGCTACGCCTGGAATCTACGCCCTGAATCGGAATTACACCGCCTATACCATTGAGAGCGTTCACCCAAGTGCAGATTTTACGCTTTTTGACGAGCAGACTGTAAAGCGCTTAATTGTGGAGCAACCGGACGTAATGCCATACTACCCCGAAAGGCTTGCGCTAAAGCGGGGCATTGATTTGGCTTTTGGCAAGCAGCAGATTACAGCAAGCGTTACAGGCTCCATTTTGCAAGGCAGAAGCATCAAGCAGATATCCGATGATTTGCAGTCCAGAATCGTCACAATGAGCCGTGTAAGCGCCATTCGAGCGGCAAGAACGGCAGTTACCGCCGCACAGAATGCCGGGAGAATGGACAGCTACGCCGCCGCTGACGAAATGTGGGGCATTAAATCCAAGAAAAAGTGGGTAGCCACAAAGGATTTGCGCACCCGCCACGATCACGGTATGGCAGACAATCAGATTGTGGACTACGACCAGCCGTTCGATGTCGGTGGCTATAAGATGATGTTCCCCGGTGATGGCTCGTTGGGAGCGCCGGGGCATGAGCTGTATAATTGCCGCTGCACGGTTGTAAATGCCACTGACGACGATCTGGAAGCGGAACGCCACATGATGCGCGTGAAGAATCCCGAAACCGGGGAATATGAGCTTGTAAAGAAAAAATCGTACAAAGAATGGTACGACGAGAAGAAAGCACAGTATCCTCCGGAAAAATGGGCGGGCATGGTGAAAGCTGGTAAAAACTATCAGGCAGACCAACGGGAATATGCAGAATACCGTGAAATTCTGGGTAAAAAAGCACCAAAAACATTTGCAAAGTTCCAGGATTTGAAGTATAATAACGCTGACGGGTGGGAGGCGCTCAAAACTGCAAGGCAAGTTGCAAGTGCGGCAAAATCTGATATAATTAAAGCAAAGCCCGAAATAAAGCCAGTAACTTTAAGCCTTTCCAACTTAGAGGAATTGGAGAAGTGGCAAAACGAGTATTATGCGACAAACTCGAGCGTCGAGTTTACGAAAAAAGCAAACCCGAATATATCCAAGTATTCCGGCGGTGCGTATAGCGCAATTAACGCCGTAGAGCGCGGCGGAGCGGCGTATGAAAAGGCGCTGCGCTGCTACGGGAACCTCGACGGGTACAAGGAGATAAGCGACGGCGTTTCTGCGGAAATATCAAAGTTCAAGCTTTCAACGGACTTGAACGTGAAGCGTGTTGTCGGTGATGTTGGGTATATTACAGGAGGCGGGTCATCTGTTGATGATATGGTCGCGAGTATCGGGAAGCTATATACAGAAAAAGGATTTACAAGTACGACAATAGCGCAAGACGCGCAACTCCCGTTTGGAGGGCATAAAGATACGCAGACGGTTCTTGATATTATCGTGCCAAAGTCAACACGCGGCGCTTATATTTACAAAATGGCAGACAACCCAGCGGAATTTGAATTTCTGATAGACAGAGGAACAACATACAAAGTCCTTGATGCGGGGGAAAGAACTGTTAAAAAAAGCATTTTCGACCTAAAATCAAGAGAGTTTGTGGAGAAAGAAGTCCCCGAACGATATATGAAATTGGAGGTTGTTTCGCAATGAAAGAGACGGTGCTTGACTGGCTTCCGATGTTTGCGGAGTTTGTGAAAGACCCAACATCTGATTTTTCTGTTGGGGATTTTGTGGAAATTGAAAAATCGGCTACACCGAATGCAAAAAACGCTTACAGGAAATACATCAAATTCATTTCTCGCGGATTGCAGAACTGGGATGATCTGATTATTGAAAATCGGCGTATTGTTGGTATCGCTAAAACTGCAACGGGGAAATCAAAAGAGCAATGCGAGATAGTTTTGCGGCTCATTGCAGATGGATGGATTGATAATGAACCATTCATTAAGGGGTAACGTATGAGCGTTGAAATCCACGACAGCAGCAAAGCGGAAAGCTGACAAATAGAAGTAAATAGGCTTGAATAAATCAAAAGCACTGTGCAAATTGCATGGTGCTTTTTCTATGCCCAAATCTTCCAACCGGATAAAAAAGAAGCGGGCTGGAATCCATGCTTGTGGTGGATTATGCGTATGCGCCGCCACGAACCGCACAAGACCGGCTCTGGAAGAAGCAGAAAAGGAGGGGGAAATGAGCATTACCTTTGTGGATAACTCTGACGAAATCCTCCGCGCACTTGGTGAAGCGTGTGAGCGCGGCTTATTTCGGTGTGGCGAAAAAGCCGTTGAATACGCAAAGGATTTATGCCCCGTTGACACTGGGAATTTGCGCAATAGCATTTCTGCTGCTGTGATTGATGGAAAAGAAGTGCGCGTCGGAACGCCGACCGAATACGCCATTTACCAGGAAATGGGAACGGGCAAATACGCCGAGGGAGGCGGAGGCCGTCCTACTCCGTGGAAATACCAGGACGCGCAAGGGATTTGGCATTGGACAGCCGGCAATCGGGCACACCCGTTTATTAAGCCGTCAATCGCTGATCATCAGGGAACATACAAGAATATTCTGAAAGACGAACTTAGCAAAGGAGATTGACGTAGCGTGGATACCAGAAAAATCAACGTTCTTGGAGCTGAATACACGCTTTCCGTCTGCTGTGAAGACGAAGATTCTCGGCTGGCAGAATGTGATGGGTTTTGCGACGAAACCAGCAAAGAACTGGTTGTGGATAGCTATAGTAAGCACGTCGGCGACCAAACTTGTAAGAAAAACTTACAAGTTCAGATTAGAAAGAACAAGCGGCATGAGATCATTCACGCATTCCTATTTGAAAGCGGCCTTGCGGAAAACTCCGAATGGGCACAGAACGAGGAAATGGTAGATTTTTTTGCTATCCAGTTTCCCAAACTTATGGAAGTATTCAAAAACGCTGACGCGATTTGAGGGGCAATAAATGAATAATGACGAAATCATAAAGGCCATAGAGGCTATCATAAAGCGTGGGAACGATGTGGAGATACGGCGCAAGGGCGACGGCTACATAGTCCTCGAAGTAAAGAAAACAATCAAATATTCTTCTCCTGCGTAATTGGGCGCAGGAATGGGCAATCGGAGCCGAACAGCACGCAAAATCTACGTACTGTTCGGCTCCTTTTTTTGTTTATTTCGGTAAAACCCGCGAAGTATAGCGGTTTTTATATCACAGTCGTCCCCGAAGAATAGGGGCGAAGAAAGGAAGACTGAAACAATGGCATTAACTCGCAAACTTTTGAAGGGCATGGGACTCACCGACGAACAGGTGGACACCATCATTGAAGCGCACACCGATACCGTGGACGGCCTGAAAGCCGATATCGGTAGGTACAAGGCCGACGCTGAGAAACTTCCTGGCATTCAAAAGGAATTGGATGATCTGAAAAAGGAAGACGCTGACGGCGGCTACAAGGCCAAGTACGAGAAGGAAAAGAAAGACTTTCAGGATTTCAAAGACGGAGTTGCCGCTAAGGAGAGCGCCGCCGCCAAGGAAAGGGCTGCACGGGCGTACTTCCAGAGCAAGGGCATTCCCGCCGAGAGCATGGGGCTGGTTATCCGTGGAGCCAAAGCTGAAATTGATGGCCTGAAACTGGACGGCGAAAGTATCAAAGATACCGCCGCGCTGGATGGGCTACTTTCCGGCGATTACAAAGGCTTGATCGGCAAGACTACCACCACAGGCACCCAAACACAGACACCGCCTAACACCTCTGGTGGTGCAAAGAGCCGCGCCGAAATCTACAAAAAGGACGATAAAGGCCGGTATATTTTGTCCACCGCTGAGAGGCAGGCCGCGCTTGCTGAAAGCATGGCAAGCGAAAACAAATAACTTTTTTGAAAGGAGCTGTACAAATGGCAGCAAAAGAAAACGTAACGATTTCCACACAGTTCACCACGTCCGCGCGAGAGGTGGACTTTGTAACCCGGTTCAACGATAACTGGGACGCACTGCGCACCATTCTGGGCATTATGCGGCCTATCCGCAAGGCACCCGGCACGAAACTGGTATCCTACAAGGCAGAGGTAGACGGCGATTTGCAGGGCGGTGCCACCGTAGCGGAAGGCGACGAGATCCCCTTCACCAAGATGAAGGTTTCCCCCGTCACCTATGGCGATATCGAGGTGGCCAAGTACGCAAAGAGCGTTACCATCGAAAGCGTGGCCAAATACGGCGCAGAGGTCGCCGTAGAAAAGACGGACGACGCTTTCCTGGTTGCCCTGCAGAACAAGGTTTTGGGTGACTTCTACACGTTCCTGGCTACCGGCTCTCTGGCGCTGACCCCCAAGACCTGGCAGCTGGCGCTCGCGCAGGCCAAGGGCAAGGTGCTTGCGAAGTTCATGGGCATGGACAAGGACGTGACCGAGGTCGTTGGTTTTGCCAACATCATGGATTTCTACGACTACCTGGGCGATAAGGAGATTACCACCCAGACCATGTTTGGCCTTACCTATGTCCAGAACTTCCTGGGCTACAACACCCTTTTCCTCCTGCCTGACAAGTACGTAGCCGCCGGTAAGGTGATTGCAACCCCCGTTGAGAACATCGATCTGTACTACGTTGACCCGAGCGACAGCGACTTTGCCAAGCTGGGGCTGAATTACACCGTGAAGGGCGAAACGAACCTGATCGGCGTACATGTCGAGGGCGACTACTCCCGGGCTACCGGCGATATGTACGCCATCATGGGCATGAAACTGTGGGCGGAGTACCTGGACGGCATCGCCGTTGCCACTGTTACCCCGGCGGGGGGTTAAGGGCGGCTCTGACAGCTGACAAAACCGCACCGGAGACCGTGGACTTTGACGGAATGACGAAAGCGCAGCTTTTAGAGTACGCCAAAGAAAACGGTATTTCCGGGGTCAGCGCCGCAATGAACAAAGCGGACATTCTGACAGTTGTAAAGAGCCGGTAAAGGAGGGAATCACATGGGACATGCGGTAAGCCTGTATGAGCTGCTTGTGTACCTGCGTAATTTCTTCCCAGGCTTGCGCTGGCAGTTTACCGGGGAGGAAATCACCGGGAACCGGATCGTTATTCCCGGCCTTGAAACCGGCGATTTCTACCTGATCGAAGGAAGCCGGAGAAATAACGGGATTCACGTGTACGGTGATGCTGATTTGCGGAACGAAACTTATACCGGAATCGTTACGGAAATCTGCGTACCGCCGGAGGTGCTGGCGATTCTGGAAGAAATCAACACATGGCAAGAGAAGAACGCTGAGGCCGTACAAAGCCCGTATCAAAGCGAATCTTTCGGTGGCTACTCGTACACAAAGGCAAGCAGTTTGTCCGGCTCAGGCGAAAGCACGAGCTGGAAAACGGTGTTTGCGCCGCGCTTACGGATATGGAGGAAGATATGAGCTTGCTTGACTACTACCTGAATAACACGTGCGCACTGATGGAAAAGAAGCGTACCCCGGACGGGGAGGGCGGCTGGGCAACGGAATGGGCACAGGGCGCGGAGTTCGACGCGGCTATTATTCTGGATACCTCCATGCAATCCAGAATCGCGGAGAAGGAGGGCGTTACCAGTGTGTACACCATTACCACCCGCCGCGCGAATCCGCTTTCTTTCCATGATGTATTCAAGCGGCTTTCCGATGGTGCAATTTTCCGGGTGACGAGCAACGGGAGCGATAAGCAAGCGCCCACGGTCGGCACTTTGGATATGTGCCAAGTCACCGCCGAGAAATGGGAGCTGACAAAATGACGGCAACAGAAGCGCTCTACAAGTTTTTTTCCGGCTTTAATCTCCCCGCGTACCCGGATACAGCAGTACCGAGCGACACCGTAATGCCTTACCTCACCTATTCAGTCTCCGTCGGCGGGTGGGGCGATATGGCAAACTCGCTGACGGTAAAACTGTGGTATCACACGGAGAAAGAGGCAGAGCCGAACGCCAAGGCAGAGGAAATTTCCCGCACGATAGGACGTGGAGGCATTCAGCTGCCTTGTGATACCGGCACAGTTTGGCTTATGCGCGGTGAGCCGTGGTGCATCAATTCCACATTTGAATCAGATCAATCCATCAAATTGCGGCAACTGAACGTTGCCGCAATTTTCAATACCATATAGGAGGAAATCAATGAAATTTACACAGATTCCGCAGGATACCTTTAAGGAGCTTGTGCTGAATGCCGGTGTTCTGCTTTCGGCCTTTTCGCCCGATACGGCGGAAGTCGCCGACGGCACTATTATTGGCGCTACCAGCGGCGGATTGACCTTCGCGGCAACGCCCAGCTTCTCCGATTTCGGCGAAGATATTGACAACTGCCCCAAAAACACGAAGGAGTT